AAGCAATAAATGACCGTGGCAGGTTAGATTGTTGGAAATAGTGTCGATGTCGCTACTCCGTAAAACGCCTTATCAAGCAATACATCGTGCCGTCCGTAAGTGTGCCACCATATCGGGTAGCGGTAAACATGAAGCGATTAGCTTAGACCTGTCTAGTAAACCGTGTCTTCGCTATGAAAAACAATTACAGCTCTTCGGGGCTGTTTTTGTTTTAAACAAGATGCGATATAATAAAAGTAAGATAGTAGTTCGCACCACTATCTTATAAGTAAAAATAACTTGAGGGTAGTGTTTACTAGTGATATAATACAACTAGCGAACTACGCAGAATAGCCACCCTCATCGGTGGCTTTTTTGTACCCTCAGAGGGGGCATACATGAAAACAGCAATATTAAAAACAAGCTTATGGGATGATGATTCGTTTTATGAGCTGAATATAGATACTAAGTTACTTTATCTATTGTTAGTGTCGGCACCAGAAAGAGGTGTTAGCGACGTGTATAAAGTTTCTGACCGTATATTATCTGTCAGAAGTGGTCTTAATAACAACCAAATAAAAGTATGTAAAGAGCAATTAGTTAACGCTGGTATGGCAGAATTTGAAGAAAACTATGTTTGGTTAAAAGGTGAAGCTTTTGTGCAACCAAAACGTGGTAGGTTCACTGACGACGCTTTAATGCGTGAAGCACATGAATTACCAGAAAATATCAGGGGTAAGTTTAATAGTAGTTTAATAGTAGAATACTATAACGATACTTTGTATAAAGATAATAATAACGATATAAATAAAGATAATGATAAAGGGTATAAAAAGTATCTTTCAGCTAGGGAACAACTAAAAAGAAAACTAGCTGTTAATAGTTGAGCAATATGAAAGCAACGAAATTGCCACCTTATGACGCTGTAAGACTAAAACACGTTGATTCTGATGGTTCATACAAAGAATATAAGTTATGGAGAAAAAGTCAGGAATATATAATCTGGAGAAACAAACAATGGAAAAAACAAGACGGTAGATGTGCTTATTGCCGTATGTCTTTGATTGGTAAAAAGACGTGTGTTGAGCATGTATTACCGCAATGGCTAAAAACTAGGAACATAAACTCTGGTAAGAATCTAGTGTTAGCTTGTGTGGAATGCAACAAGAAAAAAGGTTCTAAAATATTGAGGAAAAACAGACGACCAAGATTTTAAAATATCAGGGTGGCAGTTCTATGCTAAACTAAGCTCATGAGTAAGGTGGAAAAGAATAATACAAAACACCCAGGTGGCAGACCACTGAAGTTTAAGACTGTTGAAGAATTGCAAGCAGCCATTGATGAATATTTTGACTATTGTGATAACCGTATAAAACAAGTTCATTCAAAAGAAGGTGAATCATACGCCGTCGCAAATCCTGAACCTTATACAATGGCAGGGTTGGCTTACAAGATAGGATTAAGTAGACAAGGGCTTATTGACTATGCAAGTCGTGATGAGTTTATTGACGCTATAAAAGACGCTAGGGCAAGAGTCGAGGCTGATGTAGAGCGTAGAATGAATGACAAAGAAACATTCACACCTGGATTGATATTCAACGCAAAGAATAACTTTGGCTGGAAAGATAAAACCGAGCAAGAGCTTACCCTTACAGAAAAACCTAAACCACTAGAAGACCTCACAAAACCAAAAAAGGGGTAGACTGTGGCATACGCCATTACAACCGCCTACAAAAAACTCAATTCCATGAAACAGAGGGTGCGTATCCTCCAAGGAGGCACTTGCTTCGCTAAAGGCACTCTAGTGCTAATGTCAGACGGTTCATACAAGCCTATTGATAAGATTGTCGGTGGCGATTATGTATTGAGCAGGGGTGTAAACGGTGGTATAATCAAAACAGAGGTAATAAGGCAGTGGGAAAACCAGCCTTGTAAACCTATTTTGAATATCTCAATAAACGGCGAGAGGATAAAGGCAACATATGACCACAAGTTTTACACCCCCAGCGGATACAAAGAACTATACAAAATTGCCTGGGGAGCAATGGCGGAGAGCCAAAGGCTTCAGCTCAAACTATTATGTGAGCAATATGGGGCGGATATTGACATTAACCCACTACGGGCACAAGAACTCACCAGCTATAATGAAACCAGCAAAAGCGAAGGACTCGCGCCGACCGAACGACACCAATTACTATCTGAGAGCAGTTATGGACGGCAAGACAGTAAAACCTCACAGGGTGGTAGCTCAAACTTGGATACCAAACCCGAACAACTACCCGCAGGTGAATCACAAGAACGGCAACAAATCGGACAACCGAGCAGAGAACTTGGAGTGGTGCAACAATCAGACGAACCAAAAACACGCCTACCTAATGGGGTTACGTCAGCCAATGCAGGGCGAGAAGAACCACAAAGCGAAGCTAACAGCCGAAGATGTTATGGAGATACGCAGAAGCTGGAATATGGACATGGACAGGCTAACCCGAAAAGGATACGCCCAAAAGTTTGGCGTATCGGAGCTGACGATAAAGGACGTTTTGGCAAATCGAAGCTGGAAGTGGCTACCGTTGACGATATACGGGTACAAGAATGGGAAGCGGTATATGCGATTGAAACCGAAACAGGGAACTACTTTGTCAGCCGACAAAATGTAGCCGTATCTAATAGTGCTGGTAAGACAATAGCTATATTATTATGGTTAATAAACTATGCTACTAAAAATAAGGGCAAACTTATAACAATCGCAGCCGTAAGTTATCCACACCTTAGGCGTGGTGCTATGCGAGACTTTAAGAATATCCTGACCGAGAATAACTACTGGGAATACTACCAGATACAACAAAACAAAGCAGAATCTACTTTTACATTCTTTAACGGCACGACAATTGAGTTTGTAGCACTAGACGAAGGAACAGCTAGAGGGGCAAGGCGTGATGTCTTATTCGTAAATGAGTGCAACCTTATACCTCATGCTACCTATGACCAGCTAGAAGTCCGTACAAGGGAATTAGTTATCTTAGACTACAACCCGACAACAGAGTTCTGGGTGCATACTGACGTGATACCGACTACCGAGCATGACTTTGACATATTCACCTACAAGGATAATGAAAGCCTTGAGGATAGTATTGTAAAGTCTATTGAAAGTCGCAAAGGTAATAAAAACTGGTGGAAAGTATACGGACTAGGACAGATTGGTGAGCTAGAGGGATTAGTCTATTCAGGCTGGACAGTTACCGATATACCAGAGCAAGCCGAGTTACTAGGTTATGGGTTGGACTTTGGATTCACTAACGACCCTACGGCTATTGTCGCAGTATATAAGCACGATGGTAGATATATTTTAGATGAGATTTGTTACAAGACTGGACTATTCAATACAGATATAGCCGATATTATCCGAGCAAACAAATTAGATAGAGTTCTAGGTGTAGCAGATAGTGCAGAACCTAAAAGCATTGCCGAACTGGATAGAATGGGCATAACTATCAAGGGAGCTAATAAGCAAGCACCTCAAGAGAGTAAAGACAGCTATCGGACATGGGCTGTTAATAAGATACAAGAGATGACCGTAAGTTATACGCCAAGAAGCGTAAACCTGCAAAAAGAATACTTGAGTTATATGTGGGAAACTAATAGATTCGGTAAAACACTGAACGTACCGCAAGACGGCAATGACCACGCCCTAGACGCCTCCAAGTATAAACTGATTGACCTTATATCGCCTAAGATTGCCTGGGCTAAACCAAGAGGCTTATAACTGATTTGCTACAATAAGAGTATGAGTACATGCAAAAAAGAAGTTGACTTATGTATCACGCAGGGTGATGAAAAAGCTTACAATCTGACCTTCAAAGACGGCGACGGCAACGCTATAAACATTACTGGTAGCACAGTATCTTTTAGTGCAAAAGCAAGACTATCTGATACGGCTACGGTTATAAGTAAAGATGTAACAAACCATACCGACCCGACCAATGGCAAAACTACTATCACTCTAACTACTACGGATACAAACATAGATAGAGGTGTTTACTACTATGATATTCAGATACAAGGTGGTGGCATCAACCGCAAAACAGTAGTTAAGGGCAAACTAGAGATTACCTGGCAAGTTACGGAGGGTTAAATGGACATTGATGTTGTCATTGAAGATGCGCAGCCTATCAATGTAACTCTTGGTGATGCGACAAACTACTATAATGGTGGAGCTACTCCTGAGTGGGGTAATATCACCGGAACACTATCTGACCAAACCGACCTGCAAACAGAATTAAACAATAAGGTGAATACCAGTTCTCTAGCCACCGTAGCGACAAGCGGTGACTATGGTGACCTTACCAATACACCAACCCTCGGAACCGCAGCAGCAGCCGACACCACAGACTTTGCTACAGCAGCACAAGGCTCTACGGCCGACACAGCCCTGCAACCAGGTGATGACATCTCAGACCTCACTAATGACGCTGGGTATATTACCGCAGGAGACATCCCTGCTGATGCAGTTTCTAGCGTAAACACACAAACAGGGGCTGTAGTCCTCGACGCTGATGATATTGACGACACCACTACGACCAACAAGTTCGCGACAGCAGCTCAGTTATCCAACGCCGATACCGCCGTACAACCAGGTGACCTCGCAACTGTCGCCACGACAGGTGATTACGATGACCTCATAAACAAACCAACCATCGCTTCTGAATGGGGCGATATTACTGGGACACTCTCTGACCAGACAGACCTACAGAATGCTCTTGATGAGAAAGCTGATGCAAGCTCTCTAGCTACTGTTGCGACGACAGGTGACTACGATGACCTTACGAATACCCCATCTATCCCTAACGAATTGACCGACCTAGACACCACCGTTACAGGCTCACAACTCAATAGCGACCACTCCAAGCTCTCTGGTATCGAAGCCAACGCTGACGTTACTGACGCTACAAATGTAGCTGCTGCTGGTGCAGTGATGACAAGTGGCGACCAAACGATTAGCGGCGATAAAACTTTTACGGGAATTATCCAGGTGCCGACACTGAAAAGTCACGATGGTAATTTCCAAAAAAGAATTAACTTAGATGGTAACAACTTCTCGTACCAGACATATGGCAGCCATAGGTTCGCTATTTACGATGGTGCAGCGTACGCCGATAAGTTTCATATCACTAGAAACAGCGGCTCAAACTGGGGTGTTGGCATAGGTGTATCGACCCCTACCGAACGGCTGGATGTTGACGGCAATATTGCAGTCTCAGGCACAGTAGACGGTAGAGATGTATCGACAGACGGGGCTACCTTGGACGCACTTGGCTCAAGTGTTCGTAAGCGGATTGGCACTGGAACGGGCATGGTATACGGCAACACAGAGCGAGACTATAGGATACTCGGGCAGGCGTATTTAAATAATACCAACACCGCCACTCCGAGTACGAACCGCTGGTACTTTGAATTTTATGACGTTGTGGAACCAGTTACCGTTGACAGAGTGGCTATCGAGGTTACAGCCGCTGGGGCAGCAGGGAAATTGGTACGCATGGCACTCTATACAGCCGATACATACATGCAACCGCAGACACTTATTCAGGATTTTGGGACAGTCGCAACCGATGTTGGCTCTGTACCTACAATGCAGATTGTAACTATAAACCCTACACTCACTTTGCAGCCTGGTAGATATGTGGGGATAATTATACAAGATGGCGGTGCGTCATTCAGAACTATCACGGGCTACTCATTGTCTGGCAACTCACTCAACGGTGCTGCTGGGGTGAACCCTTATAGAAATATTGGGTCACTTGGCGGTAGTGGAACCGTAGCAAATGGCTTCGCGACGGTAAACCCTAGGTGGGAGCGTGACATTTATACTACTGGAGGTGCGGTGAGTTACTTTATGAGGTTTAGGGAGGTAGCATGATAGTCAGCACAGTATACGGAGCAGGCGGGTTAGACACCACTAAGCCAAATAACAACATCATTGAGACTACAGAGCGAATAAACGCTGATGAGTGCGTGGTCAAAGAGTACGATGGCGAAACGGTAGTGAGAGAAACAACTGTAAATATACCAGAGCCACCACAAACACCAGTTCTACTAAGCGTGCCATCTGACGCTGTTGATGAGCTAATTTCAGCCATGGATGATAGCTCGGTGAATAGTGTCGCAGACATCAAGCAGAGTATTATGCAGTTTGCTAGCAAGATTATGAGTTCAACAGATGCGGGAGTGAGTAACAATTAATAATCTACAGGAGCAGAAAGAAGAACTAGCCAGTCAGATTGCCCAGAGTAAGCAGGAGCTAGGGTTATAACAGCTTTGCTATAATGGATAGAGAACAGATAACACAGGATTTATCCCTTTGAAAGACAACCTACGAAAAATAATATCCAAGTTGAAATCATCGCCATATGAATACTATATTCTGACCCTCATATCACTGGGCATACCGTTAGTAGCATTTTTGTACTTTGATTACCGAGCTGCTATTTTATCTTTCGTAATTATACAAAGTGTAATTGGTTTACTTGCTATAAAGAACGAATCAGAGGCTGCAAGCGATGACAGTAATTAAACGAGCGATTAGTACAGCTACAAAACTGGCAGTTACGCCAAAGAATCAGGTTTTGGACTTGAATAGCATTGTAGGCTGGCATTCTGTTGGCAACACTCTTACGCATTACGCAAACGATAACTATGAGAATGGTTATTCTAGCATCCGTGCTATTGCTAACAGGTTTATGATTCTATCGCCTTATGCAATAGATGAAAAGGGTATGCCACTAGCAAAACAGCCTAATGTTATACAGTGTCTATCACGTCCTAATGAGGATATGTCTGGTGTAGACTTCCGAGACGCTCTAGCAGTTATGACAATGGTTCATGACAGCGTTTATATCCTAGTACACGAGCGATATGGAGCTGGTATACGCCCTGCCAGTGAGAATGTAAGGGAAGATAGGATTGCAGGCTTTACATTCCTAGAAAACGTCCTAGAGGTAACAGTAGATGGCGAAACACAATACGAGGTTTATTCTAAGGGCAAGAAAGATGTTTATTACCCGTATCAGGTTATCGTACTCAGAGACGTAAACCCGAACAATCTGTCTAAGGGATATTCACCTGCACGAGCAGCCAAACGCTGGACAAACATAGATGACTACATTGCTGATTATCAGTCTGGCTTCTTTAAGAATGGTGCTGTACCTGCTGGACAGTTCATTATCACCGCTCCGACAGACCAAGAGTTTAACGACATCGTAGACGGACTGGAAAAGAAGCACAAAGGTGCTGGCAAGAATAACAACGTAGTCTACACCTACCAACCTATTGACCCAAACACAGGTAAAGCAGCTCAGGCTACTATTACATGGGTACCATTCAACACGAATAACAAAGACATGGCACTCAAAGACCTGTTTGAGCAAGCTAATAAAAAGATTGATTCTGTTTACGGCGTATCAGCATTTATCCGCGCAATTGATGAGGCTCCTAACTTTGCCACTGCACAGGTTATTGAGCGCAACTTTGTAGAGAATACTGTCCGACCTTTTGCTATTAAGAAGTATGGACGTTTACAGCATGAATTAAACCGTATTACTGGTGGGCTTGGCTATGGAATCGCATTTGACCTTGAAACACCGAACATTGCTGAAGAAGAAAAAGCCGAAGCCGAGACTAACAGCATACGGGTAGCAACTATCAACGCCCTTGTAATGCAAGGCTATTCACTAGACTCTGCTATTGAAGCACTGCAATTACCTAAATCTTTCAGGCTATTGAAACAGGGAGCAGCACCGCAGACAGTTACCGAGACAACCGAACCAGGAGAACTCCCGACAAATAAAGGGGCAGCGAAACGCACAAACCCAAAAGCTGAACTCACAGACGAAGAATCGCTGGAGTTAGCGGCTAGAAACTACCTCAAAGCCCAAGTAGACCGAGCAGTCAAAGAATACAAAGCTACTGCTACCGATGAAGCCGAACCAACTGATGATGAATTAGAAACGTTTATTAACCAGATGATGTTGGTAGTGTCTGGTATACTCCTGACGTATGGAGCAATAGGATATGATGACGGACTGGCTATTCTTGCGGCTTCTGGGGTGGATACAAGTCTATTGAGTGGGTTTACGCTTACCGACGAGGCTACAAACTCATACAGGTTGTACTTGGAAAAAGTCGGTCGGTCGTTCGGTGATGGTACAAGTGACGCCATCAAGAAAGTTTTGTCTGATTCACAAGAATTAGGATATACACGAGCCGAGACTGAAAAAGCACTAAAATCTATAACCGATATAGAAGAATACAGGGTCAAGAGAATCGGTCGCACAGAGTTACAACGCTCGCAACAAATGGGCAATATAGAGGGCATGAAGTCGATTACAGAGCAGACAGGTATTCAAGTGCAAAAAGTATGGCACGTGAACCGCTCTGACGCTTGTGATTATTGCAAGTCTATGAATGGTACAAAGGTAAGCTTAGAACAGCCATTTATCCCAGTAGGCGGTGCTATTGTCGCAGAAGATGGCTCAATACTAGTAAACGATTTTGTAGATATAGATATTGCTCTTGGTCACCCAAATTGTACCTGCTCAACCCTGTTTGAGCTAGTTGAATAATGGTATAATAAATGTAAGAGGATAAAAAATATCCTCCTATCAGCGTCTAAACCAACAAGGAGGATATATCTATGAGTGTAACACAAAAATGCAAGATTGAGGGGTGTAACCACTTACTCGCTTTAGATTCAAGAACTGGCAAGCGATGTTTAACAAAAGGATATTGTAAGTATCATTACAATAGGCTGTGGTTATATAATGACCCCACTCACGATACTAATGCTCATAGACGTCATATAGACTGTGGTGATTATGTCAAGATTCCAACTCAAAAAGATGGTGTTCATTTATTAGTTGATAGCCATCTAAAGCAATTAGATGAATATCTTTGGTGTATTGATAGCTTAGGGTATGCAAACTCCAAAAAAGGAAGGGCTCACACACTAATTATGGGCAAACAGCCTAAAGGGTTTGTTATTGACCATATAAACGGCAACAAACTGGATAACAGACGTAGTAACTTACGAATCTGTACACATCGACAAAATATGCAGAACCAACAAGTGCAATCAAGAAGTTCAACAGGGTATAAGGGAGTATGGCTGGATAAAAGAGCCAGAACCAAACCTTATCAGGCTATGATAAAGCATATTGGTGAGAGATTTTATCTAGGAACGTACAAAACTCCAGAAGATGCCGCCAAAGCCTACGACAAAGCAGCCAAAGAGTTATGGGGAGAATACGCCTATCTGAACTTCCCTGATTAGTGCTTTGCTATAATTAAAGCATGAAAGAATACGAACTAGCTTGCAGATACTGCAAACGCTTCCTACAAAAAGTAGAGAATAGCGGTACTTTTCATATTAAATGTTCAAACTCTGCCTGCCGTAAGCTCCGCAATGGGCTGGATAAGTACAAGATTGTATTCATGAGCGACATGGCTAAGCACACGCACAAAGAGTCGTAAAAGCTGTTTTGTTATAATAGATATAGAACCTTAGATGCAAAGCTCAGAAAGAGCGCACGAGAGTGTTCTACCTTTTAATAACATAAGGAATAGCACATGAAGAAGTTCTGGCGTATACAGGATTCTGTCGAATCAGACGGTCAAGAACTCATCCTTGAAGGGGTTGTATCTGCTGAAGAGTGGTGGGGTGATGAAATTACTCCGAAAGCTTTCAGGGACGAACTCGCAAAGATTAACGGAAAGCTGACTGTTGTCATTAACAGCGTTGGCGGTGAAGTCTTTGCAGGAGTACAGATATACAACATTCTAAAGGCTCGTGGCAATTCTACTGTACGAGTAGAGGGCATTGCTGGCTCTATCGCTTCCGTCATTGCGATGGCAGGTGAAGAAATAGTAATGACACCAGGCTCCGTCATGATGGTACACAAACCGTCTATGGGGGCATGGGGCAATTCTTCTGACATGGAAGATGCGCAGAAAATACTCGAACTGCTCGAAGATGAACTTATTGAAATCTATGTATCACGAACTGGACTCACCAAAGAGAAAGTCTCTGAACTGTTAGTTGGTGATAACGGAAATGGTACGTGGATGGGCGGTAAGGAAGCCGTAGGGCTAGGTTTTGCCGATAGAGTGCTAGAGGATGAGGAATTGAAGCTGACTGTGAAAGACGCAATGAAAGCCATGATGAGCAATAAATTACAGTTCACCATGCAAGTAAGCAAAGAATCCTTAGAAGCATTTGCGAAAGAAAATCCAAGTGCTGAAACCGATGGAGGTGCAAAGGATGATACCGATGTTACCACATCAACTGATGAAACTCCTGACGAGACATCAAACAATACTAATGAGGCAGAGGAATCCGAAGCCGATAAAGAAAAGGAATTAGAAATGGACGAAAAAGAGAAGAAAGCTGCTGCCGAAGCTGATGCTCAGGCTCAGGCTGAAGCAGACGCTAAAATGCAGAAGCAAATTGAAACTGCTGTAGAGGGAATTGTTGCTAAGGCACTACCAAAGCAGCCTAAAGCAGAGAAGAAAGTAAGCGACTTCGCTGTACGTTCTAACTTTGTAAACCAAATTAGCGCACTGATGAACAAGAACTCAGTTGCACTTAGCCAGTACGTTAAAGAGGGTGCAGAACTCCGTGGCATTGAAAATGCTGTCGCTGATGGTAGTAACCTCTGGGTTGATGAAGTTGTTCGCAACGACATCCTCAAGGCTTACAACCAAGTTGGTCGTGTAGGTACCCTTGTTGACCGTGAAAGCATTACTGCCGACACTCTGAAAATCTTGGTAGAAACCGCAGGCGTAGGCTTCCAGCCTGTTGCACTCGGTGCTGCTAAGGGTACTGACGCTCCTACATGGACACCAGTTACATTTGAGCCATATGAATGGGCTGTTATTGTGCCTTGGAAAGATGGTGACCAGAAGCGCACGACTATCAACATCTATAACCAGATTGTTCAGTACATCGCTACCGAATACGCAAAGCTTGAGGACAAGATTATCTTGACCTACACTGGCGGTAATGTTGGTTCTGAAACCCGCCCTGCTACTGGTCTTGTTCCTATCTTGACTACTGCTGGTCGTGATATTCAGGCTACCGATTATAGTTCGGCTGAAGTTATCGGCGCACTTGCTGAGGCTTATGGACAGACTGAATCTGATGGTACTATCACCTTAGTAGCTAACCGTGTCACATGGGCACAGCTTGCAACTAGCCTTGACGGTATGGACAGGCCACTATTCACCGTTGTTGGTGACCAAGTAAGCGCAGGTGCACTCGGTTCGTTCCGTGTCGTCATCTCTAGCGTGATGGCAGATGGTGATGTAGTTATCGGTAACTTTGCAGATTACCTGCTGGTTACTCGTGGCGGTCTTGGCACACTGTTCAGCCGTGAAGCTACAATTAACCTTGGCGGTGAGCAGACTCTTAACCTGTTCCAGCAAGACGCTAGCGCACTCCGTGCTGACGTAGACATTACTGGTGGTGCTAAGAGAGTCAACTCATTCAGCCTGATTCAGTTCCTAGGTACAAGCTCTTAATAGACAAGGAGATAAGTAAGTGGATACCGCAACAGCAATAGTGGAACAATTAACCTGCCTATATTTAAAGGCGGAGACCTCAACAAGGTCATACGACGTTCGTGATGGCTACAGTACGGTATTCACTGACATCTTTGAATCTGTTACGAGTGTAAAGCTAGATGATGTAGTGCTTGGCACCTCCGACTACACTGTAAAGCAGTGGGATAGGCGGAATGCTGACTGGTACAACTCTATTGTCCTAGATTGTAAAGAGGGTGAACTTCTTACAGTTACAGGCAAGTGGGTCATACCATCAGAACTTCAGGCACTCATCACTAGCTTGGACGGAATCTTAACAAACAGTAAAAGCGGTAGAGTGAAGTCTAAGAGGGTTGAGGATTTCCAAATTACTCTCAATGACAACACAGATGTACAGCAGTTTGCGCTGGATAATGCGGCACTTATATCAAAGTACAGTATTTGCAACGCTACGAATGTACGGAATGGAAAGGTTTGTTAGTGGAGGACATTCTTATCGGTAACGGCATACGGGTCAACGGACGAGATTACGAGATTGTCGGTTGTACAGGCGGTGACCATTACTCTGATGGCGGTCCAACAGTCTTTGACGTTTTCGATACTACCGAATACCAGTACCTTGAAATATCCAGAGGGACAATTGTAGGCAACGAGATTACCGCTACATACTCTGCTTGTGGCGTGTATAAGCTCCGTACAGGGCTTGTACGAGGTCAAAATAGCGAGAATGTAGAACAGGGTGCAACACTGCATATAAAGCCAACAGAAAGCTTTCTAAGCAACGTACCGAGTAACCGTGAACATTACACATTGACCCTCATACAGAGTGATTTTAGCGACTATACGGATACAAGCTCATGAGTGTGAAAGTAACCATGAAACCAGGCTGGCAGAATGACCTTATTAAAGGCACTCAAAAAGCCTTGCTAGAAATGGCTACTGACATACACCGTCGGGCTGTAATAAATGCTCCTATTGAAACAGGTGCACTCCGTAATAGCGGTAAAGTTGAGCCTGTAACCGATGGATATGCAATACGGTTCGGTTCGAGTAGAGTACCATACGCTAGGCGTCGGCACTTCGAGAATAAGAAGAACCCACAGACTAAAGGCTATCTGGCAAAAGGTGCAGATAGTGTAGCTAGAGGCAATATATCTAAGTATTTTAGGAATAAAGTATGATAGCTCACTCACTCATGGCACAAATGCAGATAGACGGCTTCGGTACGGTCAATGAAGATATACAGCTTGGCACTTTACCATTAAAGCCTGACCGCAACCCACGGAACGGCATAGCAATCGCCTTAAGGGGTGAAACTGTTACGAGGGTACAGATAGAGATACAAGCAATAGACTTCTATGTACGCAACACCAATCCATTAACCGCAACACAAACAGCTCAAGAAATACTGGAATATCTGCAAGAATCCTACGCAGATGTTTGCACATTACCAGCCTTATCCCCCTATACGACAGAAACGTATAGCAACGTTACCATAACGCCCACAAGCTCAGTTGAGTTTGCTGGAGTTGATGATAACAATGGTCACGTTTACGTTGTATCTGGTGAGATAAGATATACAAAAGATAAGTAACTTAAAGGAGAATGACATGGCAACATTAACTGACCTAAGTTCGATTCAAGGAAAGATGGATATAACTATCTTCTACCCAGATTTGAATGAGGGTGTAAGAATACCAGCTGAAATGCTAGTTGAAGACATTGAAGTGGCAAACGGTGAAGAGCAGGTTAGCACTGTTACGACATTTGCAGGTGAGGAAAGCGAGCCAAACGGCACGTATGCTTCACCACAGATAAACTTCAGCATAAAATTAAACATGAAAGCACTAAGAGCTGTTCAGCCGAATATCTCCATAAATTCAAACGATCGCCCAACAGTTGCAGGACAAACTATCTTTGGTGGTAGTAACTGCACAATCACTGATGATGCAATCCTGATTGTTCATCAAACTTGTGGCGTAAACAGCGACAATGACCTACAGTTCCCAAGAGTTAAACTCTCTAAGAACTTCGGTCTGACACTTAGCCCTGGTGAAGTATTTACGCTGCCATTCAGTGCGTATATATTGCCATCACCAGACCACGATGGCGCACTAGCTGTCTACGGCACTGGCGACCTAGATGAGCCAACACTATTTGACGATGAGACTGGTACTTATGTACCTGTCAGCAGCTCATAATCTGGTATAATAGGGAAAAGGGGAAGCATGGCTGAAGCACTTGAGATTAGAACAGGTAAGTTTACGAAATCAGGTAAAGTCGATATAGACGGAAAAATCTGGGACGTAAGATTGCCTGGTACTGGTACTGAGCTACGCTTCAGCCAAGCCCAAAGAGCTCTAAAACTCTATGAGCAAAGAATCAAGATACTAGATAAAAAAATAGATGATGGAACCATCACAGAAGAAGAACTGGATAAATACGAAGAATATTCGGCTAAATACGATGAGAACACCAAAATCATCATGGACACTTTTACACAGACATTCAATGATGGTACTCCCGATAATAAGCACGTTAAGAAGTGGGTCAATGACACACCAACTGCTATCATTATGTTAGCGTTTGAGGATATACAAACTGCAGGGGAGGCTAAGAATGACGAAGTCACAGATGCCACAGACAAAGAGACCCCAGCCCAAAACTAAGGTTGTAAATCTAAAAGACAAACTCAGCTCTGACGACTTAGCAAAAATACAAGAATACCAATTTGACACTACCTCTACAATTCCTGTAGATAGGGAATGGATGATTTTAGCGGAGTGGTTGAAAATAGCTGGCTACCAAGCTTACCTAGATGCTAGAAACGATGCTAGAGATGAAAATGGCAATCTCATCATCACGACACAGGAGATACTTACCTTGATAGAAGCAACACGAAAATTAGAAGCCCTAGACCACTATAGAAACGCAGAGGCAGCGTTTATAGGTGCAGGTTCTGCTCAAACTAAAAAACCGTCCGCCGCTTTCAAAAGCTTAACTAAGAACATTCTTAATAAAATTAAGGTACAAGAATAATGGCAGCTACAACAATTGGCGAAATTCAAGTCATAGCAAAGATAGACACCTCACAATATAAAAAGGGTGCTGGTGAAATAGATCAGACTAACAAGAAAATGGAACAGTCTGGATCCAAAACTACTACTAGACTAAATAGCGGTTTTAATAAAGCTGCTAAGGTCGGTATAGCTGCGATTGGAGTTGCTACAGCAGCAGCTGGGGCGTTGATTTTCAAAAACATTGGCGGAGCCGTCGAGCGCGTAGACAAACTGGTAGCTTTTCCTAAAGTTCTAAAATCACTAGGGGCTAGCAGTGAAGAAGCGGCTGCTGCTACAGACAAGTTAAGTAAAAAACTAATTGGACTTCCTACATCGCTGTCTGATGGTACAGCAGGAGTCCAACGTCTTGTTACTGCTGGTCTTACTGTTCCTAAAGCTACGGATGCTTTTCTCGGGCTAAATAATGCACTGTTGGCATCTGGCGCACAAGCCCCACAAGTAGAATCTACTATGCTACAGCTAACTCAAGCGCTAAGTCGTGGTAAGTTTGAAGCACAAGAATGGAACTCCATCACGGCTAATATGCCAGTTCTACTAGGAGCCTTACAGAAAAGTACGGGTAAATCTACTGAGGAACTAAAGGAGATGTTCAAGCAAGACCCTCAGGCACTAATGGATAAAATAATTGAACTCAATAAAAAAGGGGGAGAGGGATTTGAGTCTTTAGAAGAAACAGCAAGGAATGCTACAGGTGGTATTGGTACTGCATTCAGAAACTTAGACAATGGTATACAACGGGCTATGGAGAATGTAGTGCGTAAGTTAGGGGATGGTAATTTAGAAAAAGGGCAGAAAAAAATATCAGGTGCCATCGATAAGATTAGTAAGGCTGCCTCTGATGGTATAGCAAAAGTCGGAGATTTTATTGGTGCGATCGCTGCCGACCCAGACAAACTAAAAGCAACAGGAATCGCACTCAGTGGGTTTTTAGCCCTTGGTATTATCGAGTTGAGCAAATCACTACTAGGGTTTGTTGCAAATCCTGTTGTGTTAGGTATATTAGCGTTAGCAGGCGCTTTTTATTTGGTCGCTACTAATTGGGATAAGATAAAAGAAACCTTGCAACCATTAATAGATTTATTTAAAAAATTCTGGGAATTTATAAAGCCTTTTAGAGAACTTATTGCTGACCAATTTGCTCAAGCTTGGGAGGATTTGACGAAAGCTTTCGATGATGTAAAAAAATCTATAGCACCAATGATGCCAACACTAAAACTTATCGGGCAGATTATAGGCGGAGTAGTTTTAGTAGTCATTGGTTTGTTTATTGCTGGTTTAGTGATAACTGCTGCTTGGATAGCTAGACTTATTGGCTGGATAGCTAGGTTTATTGGCTGGTTTGTTAAAGCTGGTGTAGAAACAGGAAGATTTATTGGAAACTTTGTTAACACAGTAAGACTAGGTTTTCAGACTGCCTGGAATTGGATAACTAGAACTTTTGGCAATATAGGTAAATGGTTCTCAGATAAATTTAATGGTGTCAAAAACACTGTCATCAACATATTCAACAATATAGTCAATTTTGTGAAAGGAATACCTGGCAAAATAGTCAATATGTTCAAGAATGTAGGCACTAGTATTGGTAATGCCATAAAATCAGCATTAAATAGCCTTTTGAATTTGCCACTAAAAGTGCCTAGCATCAACATAGGTGGTAAAAAGTTTGGTGGTCAAACCATTATCCCTAAACTTGCCGAGGGAGGAATAATATCTTCCGCCACTTTAGCAGTAGTTGGTGAGGGTAGAGAACCTGAGGCAGTGATTCCTCTCAGCAAACTAGACAAGATGCTCAGGAACGCTGGCGACACTAGTGGCGGAAAAAGTGCAACAATCAACCAATACAATACTGTGAACACCGAGGTAGATATGAATGTAGTGAACCGCCAACTGACTTGGGAGATGAACAGAGCATGATAGTTACCATTAACTCACTAGTCTTTGGGGCTAACACTAAACTGGCTTTGAGCCCACCAATACAAGGATTATCTATTCCACCTGTCAGGACTTCCAGCGGTAATTATTCTGGGCGTGATGGCGGCTGGCTTAGTTCGCAATTCTATAGTCCAAGAGAGATAGTCATCAATGGTTCAGTCAATGGCTCAACTTGTGCCGAGGCAGAAGCAATAGCCTGTGGACTTATTGAAGCCTTACCTATACGAACACCTTTAGCTTTTGATTTTTCTCCAGACACAGGAGATGAATACAGCACAGAAGTTTATTTTATAGATATAAAAATGGATATAGTGAGCAAAAAACAAATTCCTTTTCAGATTACACTCGTAGCCCCTGACCCATACTTTTATAAGAATTCTGGCGCGTGGATTGAGGAGGACATAGAAAAAATTGTAGGTGGCGGATATGTAACCCCTTATATTTTACCAGTAGAATGGGATGCCTCCTCTCAGCCTACTATAATAAATAACCCAACGAACACTGACATATTCCCCCAGATTGTACTTGAGGGAAAATTCACTAACCCTAGAGTAGCTAACCTCACGACTGGTCAGTTTATTCAGGCAAATGTCACGACAACAGATGGAGATATTATAATCTTTGACTTGAAAGAGCGAACTATTACTTTGAATGGCGGCTCAATCTTGCCTACTAGAAGTGGTACTTGGTGGGGTTTGGTGCAAGGTGACAATACAATAGAATTTTCATCTGAGGGGGGTGATGACGATACTTCGGGTATAATCAGATACCGCCCTGCATATAGTTCAGTATTCGAGGGAGTATGTTAGATATTCCAGAGTGGACAGTGTCACTTTATGACCTCAACGACAATGAGATTATGGACATCTCAAAGTATGTTGATTTGAAGCTGAATTTGAAATTGAATGACGTGTCTACCTGTGAGTTTGACATAGATATGGTGCAATTTGAGAGATTATGCGCCAGTGTGAATGCTAGCCCTCGGAATGTGCTTTATCCAGCCAAAACAGAAATTAAAGTTAGTAGAAACGGTAACGCGTTATTTGGTGGTATTGTTTCCAGTGCAGATAGCAATTTAGGCGAGATCGAAAAAACAATCTCAGTTAAGGCAGATAGCTATTTGCAATATTTTGCTAAGAGGTTGCTGAAGAAGACATATGTCCAAACGGACCGCTCACAAATAGCTTGGGACGCCATAAATCTTGCGCAGTCAGTTCCAAATGGTGATTTAGGGATTACCCAAGGCGAACTAGCAACGGTATTCAACTCTGATTTGACCGCTGATTATAGGGATATAAAAAGTATAATTCAGCTCTACACTTATGCCCAACCCACAACCTACGATTTTGAAATCACTCCAGACAAGGTGTTCAATACATACCTTAGGCTAGGTAGCGATAGACCAGAATATGAGCTAGTTTACCCTTGGAATATTGTATCTATGGGAGTGCCACGCAATTCAGACACACTATACAATACTGTCTTAGGTATCGGCTCAGGTATTGGCGAGGAACGTCTGCAAACCACGAAATCTGACCTTATCTCACAGCAAACTTATCGGGTCTTAGCGACTAAACAAACTTTCAATTCTGTAGAAAAGATAGATACACTAGAGGAAAACACCGAGGGCTTCTTAGTTCAATCTACAGGTGTGCTAGTGCTGCCTAGTGTCACCGTCAATGCTGATGCGATAGATTTAGATGTAGTAAGGGTGGGTGATAGCTTGCCTGTAAAAGTGTTAGGGTCTACTTACAATGATGATGTTGATGCAATGCTACGAATATATGGTATGAATATAACGGTTGATCAGAACAGTTTTGAGACTATATCACTCGATTTTTATCGCCCAGATAATGGTGGTGAAGTAGATGATATATAAGCGTGACAAATCATTCCCTGAAACAGTTGGCGATTTAGCTCAGGAAGTCAAAGATATAAAGAGCTTGCAACGTGTTGGAAATGATAATTTGGTGGTTAGGTACTATGAAGATAGTCTGACTGGTATATCGGTGGCGGAGGATGAAACAGCTTTATTTCGAGGAACGTTCGTATTCAATAACCCATCAAACTCTTACGCACCTATTTTTTTCAGTTGGACTTCGCTAGATTTTTTTTTCTATGTCGAGACAATTTATGATGACCCTAATACCGCAACAAGCACTACTATGAAACGCGCATTTATCGCCATAACTCCTGATGCAAGCATGAATATGTACATACGCGCAAGTTGCAAGAGTACCGAACAGGGAACATTTGTGCTGGAGAAGCTATGATAGACCGCAAAAGATTAAGTTTAGCATCTCAGATTGCAGACCTAGATAGAGATATATTAGATCTAAAATCCACTCAATTTTCTGGAGCAGACAATCTCGTACTATTTCGCCAAGAAACTTCTAACTCTTATGACATACAAGTAACCCTTGCTGATGACACTAGAACAGACATCTACGCCAACTTTTACTATGACCATGGAGAACTAAAGCCTTGGCAGCCATCAGCCTATGTTGCTATCTACCCTCAGGTGTATATAGGCGACATGTCTACAACATACACAGGCAGAGACAATGATGGTATAAACTTTTTTGTGACCCAAAATACAAATGAAAAAAATCATGTGCATATCATTCAGGCACTGAATGAATCAGGCTCTACCATGACTTTTTATATAAAATATTTTATAGTCGCCACAGTTTCATCTGGCGGGTTAGCTGTCTCGGAGCTTCCTCATGTCTGATAGAAAAACTGACAATATAGTAACTCGTACTAGGGGCTTGCAAAGAGAGATACAATCATATAAGTCTGTTCAGCCTTTAGGGGGTGCCAGTTTTGTAAATTATACTACTTTTAGTAATTCTAATTACGACTTCTCAAGAATAAGCAGTGGCGTATATCAATCATACAGACTGACTTTTACTTACTCAGAACCAGAGGGCTATCATATAATGAATCCGAGTTTATTTTTTAGGATAGATAATCCAGATGTGATGGATGACCCCTATTTATCTACGCTGAATCAGGAGTATTTTATAAACATAATTGGCGAAGAACCTCAATCAGGTTATAACTCATGGATTGTCGATTTGAGTAATGTCTCAGGAGTAACACATACTTTTTACGTAAAGGCGTTTTTCACTGGTACCACTAGTGGGTCATTCAATCTGAGTGCTATACTATAAAGGAGGAAACGATGGCATTATTTTTAAGTAACAGAGATGGTGGAAAGACTGATGAGGAGGGACACTACCGCTTCCAGACTAATGTTTGGAACGGTGAAGTAGCTAATGGTCTCAATGTAGCTCAGAATTCACCATTAGGTATGTCAGTAATAATAAATGAGGGTGATGCAAAAGTTCCTTATAGCGATTATGCCTACACAGTATGGTCTACTGGTGATACTGCCAGCATTACTACCGCTGACCCATCTAATCCACGAATAGACAGAATCGTATTATATGTAGATAGGAGTGAAACTCCTCAGACCGCTAATCCCAACAATCCAGGGATACCAAAAATAGCAGTTGTTGCTGGTACCCCTGGAAGTAGTCCGAGTAGACCATCTGATGGCACTGTAGATACAGCAGTATCCAACAATCCTTGGATAGATTTAGCTGACGTTTTAGTTGGCACTGGCGTAACTCAAATCACCAATGCAAACATCACAGACACTAGAGAGCTTATAGAAGTTCCAGCACTTTCAGTGCCATCAGATGCACTACAAGACAATTCCGTTAATTCGGAAAAACTCGCTGTTGCTCTTGAGAATGCGACCCCAGGGTCGGTAGGAGATGTAGGAACCAGCAACGAAACTCTGGCTACACTGGACGTGCCAGCAGGAACATGGTTTATATTTGCTAAAGGAAACACACAAGTAAGTGTGGCACAGCAAACTCAAGCCACTGTCGAACTTTACAACTCAACTGACGGCGCAGTCATAGACACAACTATAGCTGGCTCTGACTATGTGTCGGGGACTGATGAGTCTAGAATACCTTTTAGTGTCGCTGATATCACCACCATCACTAGCACAAAAACTATCATCGCTAGAGCCAGAGTAAATTCGGGTTCAGGCAGCTTCGGAATATACAATGTGAAACTTTTCGCTGTGCCTGTAGGAGTTTAGAATGAATGAAGATGACCACGAGAACACACCAACCACTGTACGTGAAATCGGAATACATATTGGCTATCTCAGAGAGGATGTGAAAGAACTAAAAGACGTAGCTAATCAACTTGCCGAGGGCACCATAACCAGAAAAGAGTTTGAAGGGCTAACCGTTCGAGTATCAGCTTTAGAAAAGTTCCTAGATTCAATCAAGATCAAGATAGCTGGGTGGAGCATAGCTATATTCATTTCAATGGTTCTAGCTCTGTATGGGCTAGATAGATTTTTTAGGGGGTAACTATGAAAATACGAAGTAATCCAGCCAGTCCAAGTAACTACAGCAAGGGTAGGGGTGGCAAGAAAATTAACAAGATTGTGATTCATCATGCTGCTACTACTGATTTTGACGGCATAGGTAGGACCTTCAAAAATCCTAACCGTAAGGCTTCTGCGCATTATGGGGTAGGGCGCAAAGGTGCTGTAGATAGGTATGTGTCTGAGAGTGACACTGCATGGCACGCTGGGACTAAATTCCCAAAACCAAACCCTAATCCAACCTCTATCGGGATTGAAAACGTGAATAGTACAGGTGCACCAAACTGGAAAGTTGCCGAAGATACTTTTGATACTTTAGTAGAGCTGGTACACGACATAGCTAAGAGAAACAAACTATTACCTCTCAAGGTGGGCAAAAACCTATTCGGGCATAAAGACTATGTTGCTACGTTCTGTCCAGGTGTACTCTATGGGCGTTTAGGCGAACTAGCAAGGCGCGTCAACAACAAGTCTGAGATAGATAGTAGTCCTAAGCCTAAAGCTCCTAAGAAAAGCTCTAAAGCTGTTTATTATGGTTACCACCCATATGTAGGTAAATCCCCTGTGATTGGAAGTATTGCTAAATTTATGAGAAAACACTTCCCTGCTTATACCAATAAAAAGGCTCTAGGTGACTACTATGGTCCTAATCTGAGAAAAGCTATCATGACTTTTCAGAAGCGAACTGGTCTTGTACCAGATGGAGTTATAGGACCTAAGACACAAGCTAAATTGAAATCTTATGGATGGAAAGGGTAGTTATGTTTGAACTGATAGAAATTTTATTTGATAAAAAATCGGCGACAGGTAAAGCATTCAGAACCTTTTACCAAGGCTTGGGCTGGTTCTTGCTGAACTTACCACTAATAATTGCCCTACCTCAAGTGCAAGAGCTTATAGAAACATATCCAGCATGGTTTGTGCTGTATCTGAATGCTGGTGCAGCCATTGTATCGTTTACGCAAAATAACAGAGGTAAATGATGTCTGAAGCCCTAGATACTTTAGAATTTTATCCACCTGAGGCACAGGTTGAGGATTATCTGCGGACTGCTTACCAAGTAATTGACGGTCTATGTGACAGTGGCATCATCACGATTGAGCAAGCCGAGGAAGCTAGAATGGAACGGTTCGATTGGGCGCACGACAATTTAGGGGGTAACGATGGAGAGAGATAATCCTTTTGGAAATTATGAGCCGACAATAAGCCGTGTTGGTAAGGCAATAGACTGGCTTGCTAGCCACTTGTCTGTGTTTCCTGATGGCGTAGAGCTTTGTCTAGCTGAACATCAGCCACATGGTGCGGCTGAAATGCTAGATAGTGAGCTTTACGATGTTCCAGACAATGTGGAATTGGGGCAGGAGTGATATAATCTATTTGCGAACGGGTTGCTTACGCGTCCAACCAACAGAAAAGCCTACTTTTTACGAGTAGGCTTTCTTTGTGTGAGGGTAAGCCTTTCGGCAGCTCTAGTTTACATTTAGTTGACAATGAAAATCTAGTGATTGACGTTTACCGCCAGCAGTGAGATGAGGCAAGCCAAGGACGTGTACCATTCTCTTTGAAATGTTTTTCAAAATACTCGTCTTGTATTTTAGGTGGTGCATACCTAGCCTTAGAGTAGCCCTTGTAATTGTTCCAAGTAGTGTCTAGAAACTGATATTTTCCAGATGCAGTGCTTGTTGGACTTTGGGCAGTATATGAGCCGCCACTTTCGCAACAAACAATTCTGTCTTTCAAAGTACCGCCAGAACACTTCGTACCTACCTTTTTTGCTACGCCTGCTGCGTCTTTAGCCTTAGACTGGGTACTTTTACCATTAGCTTTAGAAACGCTTTTAAAACGTCTCTGAGACAGCCTGTCGACTTTTACTTCTATAGGCTGTCTAGCACTTACCTCTTGAACTGGTTGTGGTTTAGTTGGAATGGCTGCCACTGCAAGAGCGACAACCACACCAAACACTATAGCTTTCATTAGAATAGTTTTGGGACAAGCCATACGAAGAAGCTTGAGCCTACTCCAATATACACCATCTGTAGTACCGTATTCAGTTCCACTTCTGGTAATCCAACTATTGACATACCTATTGCGTAGGCAATAACTATGGAGCTAAAAGCTGCTACCTTTATTTTGTTTTTGATAGTTTTAGTTTTTTGTTTTGTCATTTTAGTCCTTTCTTTTTTAATGACACTAGGGATTATATTACTTATGCTTACAATTGTCAAGTATAATACATGTCAGTCTCTCTCATCACTCTCTAGACTATCTACTGCTTGGCGCATCTCTAAAAGCTGATAGTTTCGCTGCAACCTGTTGTAGCAAGTTACGCAGCTAATATTCCTAGAGGTGATATTGTCGTACTCTTCGCAGTGTGGTTGCCAGTTATCGCCAAGAGCCTCTCTCACCCTCTCCAGCAGTTCTTTGTTGGATTTTTGGATGAGGGCTTCAATTTCATTACCGATACGCTTAACACGCAAGTCTTCATCCTGTTGAGGTGCGAAGTCCCAGTATCCAATAATACGGTCTATCTCTTCTCTTAAATTAGTCATCGCAGAGCCTCAAATAAGATTGATTGTAGTTTCCCTATAAGCTCCTCGACTTGCCCTATCGTTAAACTATCGTCGAAGAATTGCTCAGTTCTTTTAATTAGCTCGAGTGCGTCTTCTCTATCTATACTTACTTTACTCATAACGCCCCCCTTGGTCTTTATACTCGCTATAAATAGCCCAGTTAATCTTGTTCGTCTTCAGCCAGAACCATACTTTTACGATTGTGCCGTCAGGGATTTCGCCCCAGCGGATGTTCTTCAAGTCAGTTGTTATCTTCACTATTCTTCTCCTTGTAGTTTGTTACGCTCTGCCTTAATTATTGTCAGTAAATACGTGGCGTACCCTAGTTTTAATTCGGTGTTCTCGTGCATCCAACGTTTCTGCTCTTCGTACAGCCTATCCAACATCTCCAGCTTCTATCTGTCGGCTTCTTGTTGGATGAGGTTTTCTAGGTCTTTCACAATCCAAACATAATCTTTATCATGTCGGTGCTTGCCAGTCATATCTCTGATGGTCATGTTCCAAGGCTTGCGGTTAAAATCGCTTTCTGGCTCGTTTGATTCGTAGCCGAATACTCGGTCTATTTCTTCTCTAAGTGATGTGGTCATAGCCATTTAACCTCCTTACAAACAGTGCACATGTAACCAATCACATCGTCGTCCTCGTCTACAATTTCTTTCCACCAGTGTTTTATTGAACACAATAAGCTCACAATAAATTCTCCTTCTTTAATTCCAATACTAAACGCAATGTTTCGTCGGTCATTGGTTGTTCTCCTTGCTTAAATGTTGCTTATCAATTAGTTCTACTGAATACTCATCATCAATTCGGACTACTACGCTACCGAATGCTGGAGATTTCCCTTTTTTGCCTAACCCACTCTCAAAGTTGAGTCTCCCACTAGGTATAAAAAGCCTGAAGCCTCGTATAGAATTGTGGAACTTTGCAGTAGTTAAAAATTCTATCGGTAATAATATATATATATCTGCTTTGGTTTGGTTGTATGTTTCCTGAGCCTTTTTGATGAACTCCTGCTTCATAGTAAACGGTGGGTTAATCCATATACGCTTAAATTTAGTCCAGTCTTGCTCAAGCCCATTCGTTTCAATAGTGTCAAAGTGCTTTACACCAAACTCTGCAGCTTTTTCTGGTGTGGTAGCAGGGTCATAGTCAAACTCACCAAAATACCTAACAACACTCTTGGGGGTGTAGTATTCGTTGTCTTTGGCGTACGACTTCGGTAGATAGCCTTGCTGTCCAGCCATCTTACTTCTCCTCCAGTTTAGATTGTAGTTTTGAACGTATCGCAAAGAATGCTTTTATTAGCCAGTCAGGTATGTCTTGATGTACCTCTGCATCAGTACCGAGAATACCGTTTATCATTTCCAGCTTTGCCTTTAGCCTATCCTCCACTCGTATACGTTCGATAGCAGCGAGGGCGTCCTTTTCGGCGTTAATTATCAAGTCTTTGGTAAGCTCTGTAGATGAGCCCGTATTCACCATCGCTCCCATCATCACTCCCATAGTCTGCTCGACTAATTCTTCTACTACTTCTTCTACTGTTCTACCACACTTCCCACAACTACAATCACGCAATATATCTTTATCGTCATAGTAGCTTTTGCATTTGAATCTATTCATTGCTTCTTCCTTTCTTCTTTTAGTCCAAACAAATAATCGAGACATCTTTTACGCATACCGTCTGGGTCAAAGCCACAGTATGCGCAAGGGTATATTTTGTTTACATCTCCATTCCCAATGCTAAGTAAGGTAGGGGTTTTGTTTATATCTTCAGCTGCAAGACCTTGTCGATCAGTTCAACTGCGTGTTTTGCAAAATCATTGTTTTCAGGTGTATCACCCTCTCGGATTTGCCAGAACCATTGTTCAGCTGGATTGTGTAGCCCCATGTCGTAATAAGGAAGAGAAGAACAGACGTTCTTAGCCCCCTTGCCAGTATTGCCGCCAAGTGTACCAATCAAGCAAGCACAGTCACCTTCATACTGAGTGCCTTGTATGCGCCCAGCGACTAACGCTTCGCGTAGTCCAGGCAATTCAGGCTTTAGGTGTTCAAAGATGAATAGCATATCTCTACTGCAGTTGTTGATGTAGTGTTCTGGTAGGTTCTCAATTGGCACACCTCTCAGGTCAGCACCTCTCAGGTCAGCACCTCTCAGGTCAGCACCTCTCAGGTCAGCACGACTCAGGTCAGCATCTCTCAGGACAGCACCTCTCAGGTCAGCATCTCTCAGGTCAGCACCTCTCAGGACAGCATCTCTCAGGACAGCATCACTCAGGACAGCACCTCTCAGGACAGCATCACTCAGGACAGCACGACTCAGTGTTTCCTTAATAGTATTATTTTCTGATTCATACTCGAATAGTACGGCCCCGCTTAACCAGCTTTTGATCTCTATCTTGATTTTGTTCGCCATTATTTCCTCTTTCTCAGGATTGCTCCTGCTACTTTACTACTCACACTCAATCTGAAACTACTTAAAAATTCTTGGGGGGTATAGCCGATTTCATACTCAAGTCCATACTGGTCTAGGAATTTAGTTTTTGGCATTTTTTCCCCCAATCCTGCGTGATTTAGCACCGCCTTTGGCAGCAGCCTCTCTCCTTTTCTCTAGAGGCATGACAGCAAAGCCTTTAGACACTCTTGCCATACCGCCCTTACGACCTATTTTCTTGAAATGATTTGGGTCTCTTGCCAATATAGTTTCTCTTGTTTTTGCTGCCCCTGCTTTAGTTCCTGCCATGACTAAGCCCCTACCCTTAGCTTCTTAACTGCTCTGCACTCGCACTGGTGAAATGTTCCATCAAGCCTAGTTATAAACCGAACTGGATAGTGCTTGTGCAATTTTTTCACTACACCATCTATATATTTCATAATTCCCTCTCTAATTTTTCTAATTTAGTTACACTATAACCTCTACCGTCCTCGACCATAGACTGCCTGAGTTGACTGGATATGCTGCCTAGCTGCACAATATTTTCTTTCAAGTATTTGCTTGCCATTTTAATCTCCTTTATCCGTTATAGTTATTCCAGCTATTAGGTCGTCAACTTCTAGTATGTCAAACTGAGGAGTGCGCCATTTTGCTTCTTGTACAATCTTAAATGATTTGTTGAACTTGTCCGCTCCGCTCTCTAGGAATGAGCTGTCGCAGTGCCAGAGTTTAATGCGGTGCGGTGCTTCGCTCTCAATTACCGCAAATAAAACGTGTGAAGCGACTGTTAAAAAGTCATATACAGAGCTTTGCAGGTCGTAGTTTTGGTAGAGGGCTTTTTTATCAAAGCTGTCAAACACTTGAGTTGATACGAACTTCCAGTCAATGACTGTTTTGCCGTTGTGGTTTGAGATTACGTCAAGAATACCTTTGATGTTGTAGCCGTTAATCTCTTTTTCAATCTTCACCTCTGGCTTGCAGTCTTGTAAGTATGGTGCGATTTTTGGGTGGTTAATTGCTCGCTCGGCGATTGCGTTGAACTGCTCCATTTTGGCTTCGCTTACAATCGCAGTGTCATCTGGTTGGCTATCTCGCCACGCCTTAGCGTCGTTTGTCCTAAAGCTAGCGTATGGGCTGATTGCGATTTTCGCAGGCTCACCGCCTAGCTTCTCGGCGATTATAGCGTGTAGCAGGCGACCGTCTGACATTGCAGCGGTGTCTTTACCGAACGTACCTAGCTTTTCACCTACGGCGTAGTCATAGCCGTTGGATAGGACTTTGCCTAGGAATGACGGCGATAGGTTGATTGGGTTAATTGTTTTCATTTACCGCTCCTAGCGTATTAGCGATTTTAATTCGTGATCTATTAACAACTTCTTCTTCGTATTCTGCTTGGTCATCGTTTCGTGTGAGGTTACGCCCGAACAAGTTTCCAAATGATTTGGCGGCGTTTTTGATAGCCTCAGCCTTGGCTCGTGGAATTGCCATTACGCCAGCACCCTGAATGATTTGCGATAGGTCAGTTGGCAGTGACCCCTTTTTAGTCTGGAACTCAGCAAAGCCGATACCGTCCGCCACTAGCTCTTTATCGCTCATTGGGATTTTGGCTCGTAGGCGTACGACCGTATAAAAGCCGTTTGCCACTTGACCCTCTCGTAGTATTTCAGCACTCCAGCCGTCAAATAAGCCGTCTAGTAGGCGTTCTACCGCTGTTATTGGTAAATAATCGAAGTTGCCGAATTTATGATGTCGTACAATGCTTTTTGACGGTCTAGTGGCTAGAAATTTTTTATATGTTAGGTCAGTTAGTTTGCTAGCTTTTTCGATTTGCTTGTCGATGATTTCCAGCTCTTTTTTGCTTAGTTCTTCGCTCATACTTCCTCCACTACTTCTATGCGCCTGCCACAGTATCTAGCTTGTGCAGAAGCCGATTGGCTTTAGTCCTAGCCTGTGGCACTTTGCTTAGACTATCTAGCACATACGCTTTGCGAATTTTACGATATCTCACGTCCATAGCCACTCCTGTATGTAGTTCTCGACCCTGTCATAAAGTTTGGGATTTTCATCTTGGTAGATTGGCTGTCCTTGGGTGTCGAACTTGTCTCTAAATTTTTTAATGCTGCCAATGGTGACCCATTCATCTTTTGGGCGTAGTTCAAATTCCACAGTAAATTCTTGGGTGTCTATTTTGAAGTCCAACTCGAACCTCTGGGCAAGCCTGATAATTTTCATTTGAAACTCCTACCACATATACATTTCTTTGGTGGATTGGGATATGTCTGGTAGTGACCAAACACCTCGCATTGTTTTCGTAAAGCTTCTAAATATTTGTGCCGAAGCCAAAGTTGTTTGAAAATTGTCATTTTAGAAGTCCAATGTTCGATTACCAGAATAATTTTTGTAGCTTTCTGGGTTTTCATTGTAGATAGCTTTGGCGGCTTTCACTACCTTACTCCAACCTATGTAGCTTTGTTTTTCTTTTGTGCCATCTGCATGGCGCAAAACCACTTCCCAAATGCCGTGCTGTACATTCGTTACTTTGCTGATGTTGTTCTTTGTCATTTTAGTCCTTTCGTTTACGACTATCTTATGATAGCTCACCGTAAGCGCAATGTCAAGGATTTTTACTCACCCTGTGGATAATTTTCATTCAACAGATACAAAAAACCACCCTAAGAACCAAGTGAAAGGACTAATTTCGTCTTGGTGGGTGGTTGTCTAGATAGTATATAATACTTTCGCGAGTGTCCATAGAGTTTAGGTTATCCTACTGAACTCTGGACAAAGGCTGGTTGTCCCACTCGCTCTAGTCTTCTATAAATATTTCAGCTCTAGGATTGTCTCGGTCTATACCACCGTATTCCACGCACCACTGACTGATATGCTTGGTATCGTCATCTTCAATTACACCAGCAGCCACAAGACTGTCACACACGGAACTCAGGCAATTATCTAAATCCCTACGCCGCTCGTCTTTGTTGTAAACCACAATCGTGATGGCTATCGGATAGTCTACTACCTTGAACCCCTTGAATTGTCGCTTGAGCTGTAACTGTGCTGATTGCTGCCATTGCTTTACTCTGTCATTGCTGGCTATAAACGGTTTGCCCGTTTTACGGTTTATAAGTATCTGTTTGGAGTTCTTTTGACTCGGCACTTGCCCACTTATGACCAGCTTCATAGACTAATCGTAGCATATGAAGATTTTTGAAATCCGAGTAAGTAGAATATAATCAAAAATAAGCTAGCTCAAATAGACATTGAGCCAGCCCACAGTATTAGAAAAGACCCCGTAGGGTCTTGTGTTTGTTTTGAGTTTTTTTAGCTCAAATAGACATCTATATAGTACCACGACGGGCGATGCTGTACAAGTACTTTTTCAACAAAATAGTGATCAGCCATCGGGTTATAGTATCCCAACCAAAAAAGCTAGACTGGTTTCACGCCGACCTCAGCGTCAAGTCCCTAGTGATTCGCCCACTGATAGCTAGGGAGCTGCATTGGGGTTGGCACTGGGTAGTAAAGAGATAGGGAGCAGGGGCTACGTAAGTAGGCAGAGCTATCAGCTAAAGGAGTAACGGCATAATCTCGCCCGACTATTGAACCTCAGAGTTGAAGAAGACCAACCTCACTAGCCTTGTATTGCAGCAGGGTAAAGTGGGTTAGTGGTACAATAGACTCATGTGCAGAATTTGTGGCAAGAACCAGATGCGTGTTAGATGTGATAGTTGTGGGCGTATTTGGTTTGAGCGTCGACAAAAAGCCAAAGTTACTTGTAAATGTGGGCAGGTTGTTTTGGCAGAATAGCATCTATGGTATATTCAGCCTATGGATTACGAGGTGGTAGAGGCAAAACCAAACCTGCATTTTATTTTTGCTTCTAAAACCATCTACATACAAACTACACATCAAACCATAAGATTAGATTGCTGGACCGGTAAAGATAAGAAAATCCGAGAGCTGAAGAAGATGATTGCCAGAGGTGTCATCTCAGATATAAACAGCCTGACGCACCACGCGTCTCGTAAAAAACTATTTTTGACGGCAACAGCTAGGCGATTTACATTATGATGGACGTGGTCATTCCCTACAGGCGGTCTTTCAGCAAAGAACTAATTTACGCTCTGCGTTCCATAGACCAAAACCTACCTCACCGCAATGTTTATATCATTGGCGATGACACACCAGAGCTAGCCATTGAAAACATCCAATTCCAGCAAAGTTCAGACATAGCTAGAAACACCGCAGACATCATAACTCTCGCCTGTAACAATCCAGACATATCTGATGATTTTATCTACACGCATGATGACATATTCGTTATGAACCCGATTGCCAAAATACCAATTCACTATAAAACCACGTTTAGAGAGCTTCTAAGCGACGTAAAAAAGCCAAATGACTATTACACCAAACGAGCTATAAAAACCTACCAGAAGCTGCGAGAACTAGGAATTAGCGAGCCTCTATGCTATGAGCTTCATATACCGTTCGTCATAAACAAGAAAAAGTGGCTAGAAACAGCAGAAACAGCGGGCTATCAATTCAACAAGACCTCAATCTATGGGAATTTACATGAGATAGGCGGCACACAGCTAAAAGACCCAAAGGTCTTTAGAACTGATTGGCTACCGAGCGGTGATTTCATCTCAACTCATGAAGCTACGTTTGACAAATTTCAAGCTGGTAGAATAATTAGAAGTAGATTTGCGGAAAGGTGTCGGTATGAACGGTAGCACAGGTGGCGAAATTAAGAATGTGTCGATGACAGAATATCAGCAAAGGTACCTTGCTCATCAGCAATTTGGTAAAAAAGACCAGCTAATTGCGATAATGAAAGAAAGGCACAGCCAAAGGCAATTCGACACAAAAGAAATACCAGAAGAAGTAGTACAAGAAATACTTTCATCGTGCCGCTATGCGATGTCTAGCTGCGACAGATTCGGTGTTCGGATATTAGTTACTGATGACAGAGACGACAAGGCGATATTAAATGGTCTACTCGTAGGATCAGTAGGGTGGATATATAGAGCTAAAGTAGTTCTACTACTTATGGCAGACCCTAGAGCGTATCAAGCTAATGATGAGATAGGATTTATGCCTTACTTGGATGCTGGAATACTTATAGAACATATCAGCTTATTGTCAACATCAATGGGACTTAGGAGTGCCTATAGCAATCCCAACATCAGACCCAACAATGTTGCTCACTTCAAGCAACTATTCATGCCCGAAGGGTGGAGCGATGTTATATTTTGCGGAGCTATTGCTTTAGGTTGGCCACATCAAGATGAGATTCATCACGAACGTAATTTACTAGAAAAAATCACTGTCAATAGAGGTGGTATAATATGACTATAAACATAAACCCCACAAGAAAGGATGAGTTTCTCATGGGCAACACTATTATACCAAAAAAATGTACAATTGGCGGCTGCGGTAAAGGCGGTCGAATAACAAGAAATTTGTGTAGTGGGCATTATCATAAATACCTACGCTATGGAGACCCAAATGTATCTAAACAGACTAGATACGAGAGCTGCCAAATAGACGGCTGTGATAAAAAAATCAAAACCTGGACTTCAAGAGGAATGTGTAGGATGCACTACACAAGATATTGGAGGCATGGCGACCCAATGTACACTGAAATGACTATGCTTTATACAAATAACAAGGCTGAAGCAGATGTATGGTCAGGGATGAAAAAGAGGTGTTACAACAAAAACGATGCTAAGTACGAATATTATGGAGGCCGAGGGATTAAAGTTTGTGACAGATGGTTGGAATCATTCGCTAACTTTTTAGAAGATATGGGGAATCGTCCTAGCGACTCCCACTCTATTGACCGTATTGACAATGACGGCAACTATGAACCTGGAAATTGTCGTTGGGCGACAGCTAAACAGCAAGCAAATAATAGACGAAAACCTACCAAGAAGACCAGACGACTTATAGATAGTGTGGTGATGGAATGAGTGTTGGTATCGTAACCGTAATTTATGATGGTTATGGAAAATTCCTAGATCAGTTTGTGGAGTTTGTCCTCAAGTCGACTGTCCAGCCTGAGCAACTGACAATTGTTCTGGGCAAAAAGCATGGTGTGACTGCTGAACAAAAAAAAGCCATCAAAGAGAAAATAAATGTTGTCTTCGTTTACGACCGCAAAGACAATCCGAACGTAGGCAGACTAAGCAACGCTGGAATAGCTAAGACCGACACCGAATGGATTATGGTCATGGACGTGGACGACCTTATTCTGCCAAAATCACTGGAAGTATTTTCTCTAGTCGAACACAAAGCAGACTATATTTGTATTGGCTGGCGGCTATATTTGAAAGGCAAGATGTACCACTACACTTCACCCCTGCCAAGTTACTGGGCGAATCTCAAGCCGAACCAACGCAGCAAACGCCGTATAAACAACAACTCGCCATTCCGACGTAAACTATGGGAAGCTAATCAGTTTGCTGAAAACAATTGGTGCACTCTGAAATTCATAGCGGATTGTGTGGAACAAGGAGCCAGATTTATACAGGTAAGCCGTGCCTGCATAACTTACCGACAATGGCACGGCAGTATGTATGGTAGTGACGAATGGAAAGACGCCAAACCTGAAGTTATCAAAGACGTTCAGGATATGTATGCAAGAATTCAAAGGTACTATGCTAAATCCTAACCCTCGTATTTTTATAGTTGGAGGATGGTGGAAAGAGCCACAGCATCTTGTAGATGATTGGTATGAGAGTTTTTCTTGGGCAGATAAAATTTGTATCGTAGATGATCGCAAAAACAAAGTGTGGGGTGACGAGGGTAAATATAGATTGAAACAACGCGCCAAACTGGAAAAAGCAGGTATAAAGCCATGGGATTGGGTATTTGTAACCAGCCCTGATGAACGGCTGGAAGTCGGTGCTGAAGCTGTCATGAGAGAAGAAATCCAAAAGGATCTGGGTCTTAGGACTTACTCTTTTGACCTAAAAGAATTATTTACACCATTGCAATACAGGACAGATGGAATCTGGGGCAGAAAAACACGACCTAGGTTATACCCTTATTTACCTAACCAGATATTTCATACCAGGAAAATTCAGCAAACTCCAGTCCCACTGACGCGAATCAACCAAAGATATAAACGCCTAAAGCTAGACCTAAATATTTATCACCTGAAAATGATAGAACCGGAAAACCGCCAAACAAGGATAGATGACTATACCGCAGCCGATCCACAAGGCAGATTGGTCAACAAGAACAGCCCCTCTATAAAACGATTAGACCCAGAGGGTAAGTTTGCAAAGCATGGTTGGAATTATCTAAAAGACACTGAGGGCATGATTTTAGAGCGAATACCAAGGGGTAGAGGATATCGACCTAAATATAAGCCCTATAGTTTGCGGAAAATAAGCTGATAGTATAGCCAAGATTGAGAAGCAGAAGTTACTAGATTTACTATAGTCTGTGGATAACCAAGAATAAAGTGCTTGACAATTATATAATATTCTATATACTGATAGATACAATAAACTAATTCATGAAAGGCATAAAAGCATGAAAACAATCTATCTAATAACAGTAAACGGGAATGTAAGTAATGAAGCTTACTCAACCATAGAGGAAGCTCAAACCTTTATAAACTCAAGATTAAATCTAAACCCGACTAGATGGATAAGAGCACACCACACACCAGAAACAGGATTCTGGGATATAGAGCAAGCACAGGACAACGGTTTGACAAACCGCTACACGATTAAAGACGTAAGAGTTAAATAACCATCCGACCCGAGCACGTCGTTAAACTGCTCTGCCTAAAGGAGAAAATATGAACCAAGACTGGCTAATCAAGAACATACCAGTAGAGACAAGACTAAAGATTAAAAAGTACGCCAAAGATAACGGCTATACTATCGCTGGAGCTATTAAGGCGTTAGTAAATGAGGCTTTAGATAGTATAGAGGCTATACATGGGTAAAATATCAGATATTGAAATAGTAGAAAAAGACTGGATGCCAGAAGATACATTTGCTCTTGTTACCGAACGACTATCCAAGCAATACGATATACCACCGATGATTAAAAGTAAGACTAAAAAAGAGAGCTGGTTGAAACGTAAAGTAAGTTTGTATAGGTTTAAAAAAGCATTGGTAGAGAAAAGGATGAGATGAAAGACACCCCACAACTAACAGACCTAGAAAAAGTAGTTAAGGTGCTAGACTCAAAGATTACTACTAACTTACAGATTACCCGAAGCATATTTGAAATGACAGCCTATTCTATATACGAAGAGCCAAGAGCAAAAGAGCTTATCGGGAAGCTTGAAAAAACTATTGACCAGCTGGAAGCAGAAATCAAAGAAACCCTGGACAACTAACATTTATGCTAAACTAACCTTGTATACCTACCAAGCGTTGGATATACCCTTAAAGCCTCTTGATGGCGAGACCTTATGGATCAATATCGGGGGCTTTTTGTTATAATAGAGGTAGCACTTTAACATTACGGGCAAGTTCAATGAAAGGTAAAGAATATGGACAAGGATACGAAAAAGGCACAACTCTATGTTTATGTAGAGAGTGATATACCGTCACGAGATGACGGCTGGAAGAAGACAAATGTTGAACTTACAATTGACCAAGGAGTTCGTAAACTATCATGGCGTACAAGCGAAGATAGTGTTACTGAAGTAGGAGGCTGGGGTTCTAATAATATTGTTGCTGGACGCAAAGATATTGATAGGCTCACAGGCGAACTCCTGACACTAGCTGATGCTATGATAGGCGACAAAGAACAGCGTGACGCATGGAAGAAGCTTTTACGCTCAACAATTCACAAATGGCACGACGAGAAGTTTAATCGCTACGAATTAACTCCAAAAGACATAAAAGAACTACAATAACTAACCCACCTTGCCCGTAGGTGGTGCTATAATAGAAACACAAGCAATAAATGACCGTGGCAGGTTAGATTGTTGGAAATAGTGTCGATGTCGCTACTCCGTAAAACGCCTTATCAAGCAATACATCGTGCCGTCCGTAAGTGTGCCACCATATCGGGTAGCGGTAAA